CTATAGAATGAGTCGAGCTGCACGCCGCCATTTGCAGAACTATGCAAAATAATCCTATCGAAAAAGAGACAGGCGAAGTGGCTTGGGGTGTCTTCCGTTTTTTGAAAATCATACTTTGTCCCGTAACTAATCAGCTTGGAGCTTATTAAATCATTTCTGGTAAAAAGGTATTTAATCATAAATTTCTGCCGTATCTATATGCCTAAGGAGATTACACTTAACAATGGGCTCATTGTTACCGTTTCTTATGTATTTTAGTCTTATAGTTAAACCTACAACCATTTCTGCTATATACTGGTCTATTAGATGCAAACCATCGCAGGCTGCAATATTAGCAAACTCGTCAACCACACCTACCGCTGGGTGGATAACCTGTAGCTTAATTTCATCATCAACGTTAGAATTTTCAACCTGATACTGAGCGCCTGTCATATACTGAGCAACCTTTGCGCCTTGATATACATAATCAGTTATCGGGTAATCGAAATCATTTTCGCCCTGATTTAAAACCTTTGATGCACACACTTTTATAAACCTTAAGCGAAAGCCCTTTTCTTTTCTCATGGTAAGTCCTTTGTTAAAGCAATATGCCAACCCTTAACTTTATTACTACCATTTATTTTTCTAAATTTTATTTCGAGCGAGGTACTAAACCTTATAGGGTATTTAGGGTTATGCCCCATGGTTTTTTGGTTTTCCTCGTAATAAATCTCCATTCTAAAAGGGTAATACTCTCCTATCTTTGCATCTTTATAAACGTCCAAGTCCATAGTCACTACCAGCACCCCGTCAACGTAAACCTCATAACATGATTTCTCATTTTCCATCTCAGCCCAAAAACTTATAAACTTCCCCGCGCCTGTGTAGCTATACACTTCGCTAGGTGTCGAGGTTGAGTCGATAGTTATATCCGTTTTTGAATTTTCGGCATGATAACCAATAAGATAAGGCGATGTAGAAAGTCCTGTGGCATCCGGCTTTGTTTCAGCCAAAACATTAAGGGATTTAGTAACACCATCTCCGCTTATTGATACGTTTGCCTTATCGCCAGTTTCCTCGTCCTGTATGGAGGTAGAGCCAGCCGTTTTGCTTACCATTACTTAAACTCCGTGACGATTATGTCTATCTCATTATTATTATTTCTTTCGATTACTTCTATTAAAATATTATCTGAGTAGTTAAACTCTACAACCTCATTTTTGCCTATATCCTCACCATTAATGCCACTCAAATCTGGTGACAGTCTCCATCTTATTTTCCCGCCCCTGTTTAAAATTCTAACGCCCGACCTCCCAGATAGATTACCAGTAGAAGAGTCGGCTAGGTTTAAATAAGCGGTTACTCCATTGCCCGATTTCTCTATAATTACCTGATTTACAGTATCATATACAGTTTCCGTTTGGGCTTTGCTATTTCCCTTAACCTCAAGATAGTTAGTCTCATTACCATCTAGGTCAGAGCCCACTAATTTAGTGGACCCCGAGGCACCCTTTTCGGTTATATCAGCCATTAGACTTCAAGACCCGTAAGCGTAGAGTAAACGTCTTGCGCTTGATTATCTAGGTTTGTAATGGTGATTCTAACAGTCTGAGTAGCGGCAGTTTTACAAATCTTTTTAATGGGAATATCAATATTTGGATTAGCCGTTGAGTTGAATCCTACAAAAATAACAGAGCCGTTTGATAGTACCTGCACTTTAATTTTACCAGAGGCAGATGCCCACACACTCTCTGCTAAGAATGTTTTAGCAGCTGTTACCACATAGTCATGATTAGTTGATGCGTCCTTAGCTACGGCAGCGGTTGTGTTATAGTCGCAAATCTCATCACCTGATTGGTCTGAAGCCATTTCGACTGATAACGGGTTAGTTGGTCCGTATGCTGTTCCTGTCTCATCAAATAAATGAGCTTGAACTTTATCATCGGTGGCATTTAAGTTTCTAATATCTAAATCAACAGCATCAACCGTAATTGAGTTTCCACCGTCTGCAATATTAACATCATTTGTAATACTGGTTAGTGTTCCAACGTCAACGGTTCCATCAACAGTAATTGAACCACCACCATCTGAAATAGTGGCGTTAATGGAGCCATCAGCATTTACTTCTAAGTCATCTGTCCCATCGGTAACTATAATCTTAGAGCCAGTGGCAAAGTTTGTATCAATTGAACCATCGGCATTTACTTTTAATTTCTGTGATGGGGTGGTGGCATCGCTAACATTAATATCAATATCACCAGCGGTTTCGGTTCTTACTGGCAGGCTAGTTGCTTGGTCTGACATTTTATTCTCCCTTGAGTTCGGCTAATTTGGTTTTACTTATTTCAATATTCTTTTTCAGTCTCTCAATATCTTCCATGCGCTCTAAAACCCTTAGCTCTAGCTCATCAATCCCAAGACTTACTCTTTTAATTTCTAGTTCTTTTTTCTTTTCTTCTAAACTCATAATAACGACCCTATTAGTGACGCGTCAAAGTTCCCCGTGGTAGGTCTTGAGTGAATCACTCTAACTCTAACCACTAATCCAGCCGCCACCTGTAACCCTTTATAATCAAAATCGGCATTAAAATTACCGAAATATGTTCTTCTTTTACCTTTAATTGCACCATCAACCTCAACGACATAATCAGCCACATTACAGCCAGACACCTCAACCTTTTCCATAGCTAATGTTTTTCCAACTGGCACAGTGTAACTAAGAATCGTGGTAAGTGTTCCCGATGCTAATGAGCTAATATCCGAATACTCTACAAACGGAACGCCCTGAGTAAACGTGACGGGGATGGCTGCAGTGTTTCCAATTACTACCGATTGAGCGTTTTCACCTGCTTGACTCGGGTTCTCTTGAAAAGACTTTCTAATTATGGAATCTGTTGAGCATCCAATAGGGGGGCTAGCCATCTATATCTCCCCTACGTCTAACCCTAGGGTCAGTAATATCCTCGTAGAACCAAGCATACCATCTGTTATCTTTAGGGTTGAACATAATTTTATAAGAATATTGCATACCCGCACGCAGGTTATTGCGTAACATAACACGCCTCAGACCACGAGGGTTTGAGGCGGTTACGAAATTTGGGATAGTCGTGCTTTTCCCAGTCACTCTTAGGCAGTCTTAACCATAAGTGGTGACTCAGTTGAGGCCGCGCCCTTGAGGCCTAAACCGAGCCCAGTGGAACCAAAAAGCTGGTCGATACTGACCCTTTCAGCCCCAGAACCATACTGATTCGCACCTTGGCGACTCATCATAGCACCTTTTTGGAAAGCGATGGCAGCTGCTTCACTGTCATACATAAAACCTTTGCCAGAAAGAGATGCTGAACGGTGAATAACTACGTTAACTCCGTAAAGAGTTCCGATAACACCGCTTGGGATTCTAGCAGAACCGTAAGCATCAGGACGAACAAAGTCACCCTCAGCAAGGATTTCTTTTTCAAAGGCAGAGTTAACAACATAGTAAAGGTTATCTTCTCTGGCCTCGTTGTCTAGTAGGTACTCTCTGGCCTCTAGGATTTTATCCTTACGAGTAGTTGCCGCTGGAGTAAAGTTAGAGTCGTCAATTGTCTCAAAAAGAGCAAGTAGGTTTTCGTCTACAAATCTTCCATGAGCAGACGCCGCTCTAGCAGCTAACTCTAGTTGCCAGTTAAGAGTCGATTGAATCTCATCGCACATATCAACGATATAAGCGATATAAGGGCACTGGTCTAGGTCAAGTTTATCCGCACTTGAAGTTAGGACAGTAGAATCACCCGCCGTCGCGCTAGCTCTGTTTACCGCTGTAAAAGAATCTAGCTTAGGGATTGAAACCGATTTGGCTCCCTTAACTGCGAACTGTGAAAAGTTTTGAATTGTCGGTACTAGTTTAGCAGCGAACTCTAGTTCTCTTTGAACTACACTAGTGATTAGGTCTTGCTCGGTGGCACCTGTCTCGGTTACCCCGTGAATTGCATCAGCCATTATTTACTCCTTGTTTCTTGAGTGTTTCGCGGTACTCTCGTAGCTCGTCTACACTCATTTCAGTGAATGGTTTTTGTTTCTTTACTTCTTTATGAGCGGGAACAACAGTGTTAACATTCGCCCTCGGCTTTTCGAATAGTTTAATCTTAGGGTGTCTTTTCTTCACTCTTTCAATTACTCCATTAACGTCATCAGAATCTAAATCCTCACCTGCCGCTCTTAACTCTTTCCAATCTTGTTCAGAGAAGAAAGTCATCAAGGCGTTAGTGTCAACGCAACCCTGATTTAATGCCTCATGCTCCACTCGCTTGCTCACTGAGCTAAATTCGAGCGTTTCTGTTAAATCGTTAAGTTTGCTTGTGGCCTCATCAAATTTAGACTTGTAGTAATCAGCTTTGGCGGCTTGGTCTTTCTCGGCGTCCATTTTTTCACGTTGGAGCTGTTCAATTAAAGCCTCTCGTTCAGCAAGTTTCTGCTTAACGGTTTTAACTTCACCTACTGTCTTTTTGTAAGTCTCATACTTAACGGTGTCCTGCTTAATTTCCGACTGAATGTCACTGACAGGTTCTTGCGGCTGGTCACTGACCATTTGATTTTCTTCCATTTTATGTTCCCCTTGACTGTTACGTCAATTCTGTTTACGGGTCGCAGTTTTTACGGCCCTTCTTAATATGTCTTTAATCTCTTTCATTACGTCACGCTTGAAAACCTCGCCTTTTCTAGACGGAAGTAATCGCCTCTCTACCCTTGCCTTTTTGCTATCATGCCATTTAGCTATCTTGCTCTTAAAGTATATTAAAACTTGACCTAACCTGTTTTGTCTAACTGTTAACGACTCAAGCATTTCTCCGGTCACTAACATATCAACAGGTTTCTTTCTTCCTTTAAGTTTGGCGTATGAGTCCGAGTATTTAACGAACGAATACCCTTTAACTGGGGACTCCCCGCGAAGTATTTTCCCCTTTATAATGTCGCCTATTTCGGATTTAAGACCTTTACTAAAGTTCTTTTTAATATCCTTTGGCATATCTTTTAAGAATAGTCTGGTTTTAACCTTTATCGGCACGCTTGAACTTCCTTAATATCTGATTAATCCCGTCACGTATTTCTTTATTAAATGTTCCATACTTCCCTTTTTTTGCATCATTCGGGATGAATGGTCTACGAGGTAGGGTCACCCCTAAATTATGGTTGTGACTTTTAAGTTTGGAGAGTTTATCTGTTATCTTGAACTCGACACCATCTGATTTATTCTTAGCATCAATATCCCCGAGCATAAGGCCATCTAAGAAAAGGTCAGCGTTCCCGCCTTTACCCTGCGCCTTTTTGAATTTCTTATATGCCTTAGATAATGGTTCAAATTGGTCCCCCGTGACGGGAGACTTCTTTTTTTGAGTATCATCCTGAATCTTGCTAACTACAAATTCTGCAACTTCGTTCTTAGCTTTCGTTTTCTGGGTTTTCGATAAACCCTCCAGTTTCTTGCTCAGGTCTAGAAAGTAGCTCGTCTTTCTCTTTGTTATCGGCATCCATTTCCCCCTCGATTTCTTCCATTATCTCGTCTATCTTATCCTCATCCTCAGTGTCGTGAAACTCACCAACCGCCATACGTTGAGAGATAAGCCCTAGGTTTAATTTAAGTTCTATGGCCTCAAGCTTTTCCTTGTCCGTCTGGACTAGCTCTGGAGATGAGAACCCAACAATAACCTCTGAGTCCTCTGGAAACTCGATTGTTTTATATTTATCATCAAGTTGGTCGGTGTCTCTTAATACATTATGCCAAGCCTTTACCAGTTCCCATGTTCTTTGTTCTACTTTCTCGAACAATGATAAGTCCTCTCTTGATGCCTCGAATTTTTCTATCATCGAAAGGAGTCTTTCTATCCCGCTTGAAAATGCTTGCTCCCCATTAGCTGTCCCGCTAATTGTTTTAGGGTCTACACCTCTGCTAGATAGGAACATAGATAAAAGAGATTCAACGAAGGATTGAGAACCTTGAATGTCTGAGTTGGGAGATGCAAATTCAAAGTCTGAATCTATGCCTTGGTCTTTATTAACCGGTAGGTAAATTATGTGGTTTGGTCCTACGGTTAAATTCTTAGGAATTAAGTCGGGGTCGCCCTTAATTACACACTGAGAGAACCCCTGTAAATCGACGACGTGCGCCAAGCTTGAAAGATGCCCGTTAAATTCAACTGCGAAATCAGAGAGGGCGTTCCCATAAGAAACAAAATATTCATTATCTTTATTGGTTGAAATATCTATAACTGGAGTGAGCTCGCCCAGCGGGTTTTCTGTTTCCTCTGTTAAGATTTCACCATGACCATTCATAACAAAGTGGACCTCTGGGGCCCAAACAACATACCTTTCTGTTGATGCCTCGTAATCCTCCTCGTCACCTATTACACTATTGACGCCGTCAGAGTCTTGATATGTTCTATCCTCTACTCCAAAGAATTTATCGAACCCACTAAAGATATAGCCATTAGCATACTCGGGCATCATCATATCTGGTTCAGCATCTAGCTGATGGTTCTTATAGTTTTTCATCATCAGTTTCCCTTTCATCGGGAAAATCTTAACGTGTGTTTGTTTCTGTAATCGGTAGAACCTATTGGCCTGCAGGAATACAGAATCGGCTAACATATCTTCATAAATCTTTAGCGCCACCTCATGTTGCTCATCCGTTAGATTGGTGAATGTCCTTTTAGGCGGGTTCTTATAAATCGACGCCTCTTGATTAACTATTTTTTGAGAGAGGTTAATTGATGCGATAATAGGCATCTCTGAAACCGTTCCGGCGCTAAATCTTGTTCTTAGATAATCCAAGACATAAGGGCGAATATCATCATTATAAATTTCACACTCTTTTAATGAACGAGCCTTTCTGTCGGTGTTCTGCTCATCCTTAATGGCCTGAATTACTTTTAATCTCTGTCCTAGGTTTGAATAATCAATCATCTGGTTCCCATTGATATAGGTTTCATCGGTTTATCTATCTTAAAAGGATGCTCGAAATCACATACATAGTCCAATCCGTCACTAAAATGTGAGAATGACTTATCTTTACCCTCATCCTTGGTGTAATCTGGTTTAGCCTTGGTTCCCTTTAGGTCTCTAATTGTTTTTTTGCATCGCGGATTAATAAGCAACTGAGAGTGATATAAAAGGCCGTTCATGTGCAGGATTCTTTTTTTATGCCTAGGGTTTTGGCGTTTCCACCTTACATTATAACCATACTCGGGTAATTCTAAAATCTTAACATCACTAAGAGCGTCTATTTTTGCAGACGTACTCCTATTTTTGCCAGAGGCGTCGCAAGTAATAAGCATCATGTCTTTTGGATACATTTCCTTTAATCTATCTGCCATTGTGTACGTGTTAGAATCGCCCGTGAGATGTAACTCGTTGAATACCATCTGTCGATTACCCACCTTGTGTGAAAAGGTGGCACACATATTTCCAACGTTAAAATCGAGTCCCACATGAATGATAAGTGAGGGGTCGTACTCTGCTCGCTCTGTGACATTTTTAGACCTATCAAATGAATAATAATAATAATCGCTTCCCAGTCTAGCAATCTTTCCCGATTTGAAAACCTCCAGAGCTTTATCATCAAGCAACGCCCTTAGTTCTTCACCGTAATTCTCATCAATGTGAACATTCTCGTCGGTGTCGCCATAATGTATTCTAAACTTGTCAGGCCCCCTTTCTTCTTGAGCCTCGACAAATTCCTCAAGCCAGCCGTATTCATCCTCGGGAGTTCCGACCATTATTCTCTGCTTAAATGGAGCGTTCTTGATTCTTACTCTTCTCAACATCTCACTAACCCTGTCGTAAGGCATTAGTGAAAATTCATTTATTCCGCAATAAGCAAGGTTTGGTCCAGCTATAGGTTTCTCTGCGGTAAAAACCCATAATGGAGCCTTGGACCATGGAAATAAATACCATTTCTCGGTCTTATGATACCTATATCTGACCTTATTAACTTCCAAAATCTCTTCAAATGTCGGGTGTATGTCCTTTTTGAAATCGGGATAGGATGGGGCAAGAACCCCTCCCGCATAGCCCTTATTGAGTTTTGATAACTTTAATAGTTTCATGCAGAGATTGTATGTTTTCCCGCCACCTAGCCCCATTGATTGCATTATCGTAAAGGTTAAATCATCATCAAAAACCTTTGCTTGGGTGGGTAACTTGTCGTACTTAATTCTACAGACGGACATTAATAGAACTCTAAGTCTGACTCTTCTATTTCTGGCTCAATATTATCCGACCATTTACAAATGTTTTTTAAGCAGAAAATCATCATGACATTATTTTTACCACTCATGGCCATCTGTAGAGCTTTTTCTACTAGGCGATGTTTAGTCTTAGATAACTTAACGTCAGCATACTCAGTGTAAGTCATCTCGTGTTTTGCTTTTATGTAGTTCTTTATGGTGTTGGGGTGGACGCCCATCAGTTCAGCCACGGTCTTTAGGTTTGGTTTAAACTGGAGATATTTATCTAACTGAACCCAATCAAATGTCTCGATAGAGGGCTTTGTAGATTCTGGGACATTACTCAAAGCCATCCTCCTCGTATCTAACAAATGCCACTGCGACCATTTCGCGCCCCAGCAACTTCATTTCTAATAAAGATTTGGCTAGGTCTGATGATACACTAGGGAGGTCGATTGTAACCCTTGCTCCACCGTCTATTGTTGTTTGTATTTTGTAAATTAAAGCGACAGAACTGCCGATTTCTATTGATTCGTCCACTGGACACTCCATGTTAAGTCACTGACTTACATAAAGGCTAGTGGGTTAGTTATTTGGTGTCAAGATTTTAGCTTATGGTTAATCTCCCAGTGTTTCAAGGGAACAAAGAACTGCCTTTCAAAACCTTGGGACTTAAAGTGTAGGAACTCGCCATTATCCCGCGCATCCCTGACTCTTATAGGGTAGCGAGCCTTTTCGGTTGTAAGGGTTATTATCGCCTCTGGGTCCATCTTTTCGACTATAGACCAATTAAGACCCCACGAGTCGTTCTTAATCATTCGATGTTCTTCTTTTAGCATTTTCTCATAATGCCAAAGATGATTTTCTTTTATGAACTTGCCTATATACCTAGGGCGCCTCTCGCCTTTTAATTGGAGGTGAATTTGCCCAGTATTATGTAGTGTTAATTTATTTCCGAAATCATCCTGCTTGTGAACCGTTTTCATAACAAACCTATCCTCTTCCCTTTATATACCCCCTTCCTAATTGCTCTAGTTACTGTGGACTTTGAGACTCCTAATCTATTGGCCAGAGCAAGGAGAGATTTGAACTCTTCCCCGTCATACACACAGGCTTTATTATGCATCCCTATTATTCTCTGCCTAGCCTTGGTTAAATCAAGGCCAGACTCTCCAGGTTTTAATCTTATCACCTCTACCATTTTCCCTCCTTTGCAATTTACTAGCTTGACCTAGTATAATTCTCACTCATCAAAATGAGCTACCAACTTAAAGCCTAGTATTCTCCCTAATTTTATAAGTGTAGAGATTTTTGGCTCGCTTTTCCCGATTTCAATTTGAGATAGCCCATTATGGCTTATGTCGCAAACGTCCTCAATGTCTCGCTGTGTGGCTTTAATCATTTTCCTTTGTTTTTTTATTAAAAAAGATACATCAGAAAGATTTTTTATTTCAAGTTTAAGCGTACCGATAGCGTCCACTCGTTCACTTTCCGCTTTTGATATTGCTTCGATAACCATTTCCACTATTCTATCTTTTGGAATATCAAAAAACTCTCTTTCCATCTTAAAGCCATCAAGCTCTCTATGAACTATCTTTTCGAAAAATAAACCACCATTTACAGGAAATTTTTTTATTAGTTCAAAGTCTTTAGGACACGCAGTGTTCAGTGAAGCAATTCTCTTATCAACATCTTTACTAAATCCTATTTTGTAACCCTTAAACAAAGGGTTTTTTAAAATATAAATATACGATTCACTCATTCCCCCGCCTCCTTATCCTTTTCTAGTAGGGCTTTTACTTCTGGGCGGTCTAAAACTTCACCAACGAAACAGCTAACCTCTATATCATCCTCAGACCTCTTGTAACCGCTACTAATTTCCATCAAGAGGTCATTAAGCATACCTAGCTTATCGTCCAGCCTGATGACGTGGCTTAACCATTTACCTATCTCATCCCTTAGTTCCTCGTTTTCCTTATCAAGCCTCTTAATCTCTTTATCTTTCTCAGTTAGTTGGGATTCTACCTTAGAAGTAAATAACTCAACATCCTGTTTTAGTAACCAAGTTAGATTATTATACTCTAATGATTTACACTTATGTCTAACATCACTCATTCCCCTGCCTCCGATAATTTTCCTTCTGCCCTACAGACAATACAGCTATCACTAAACTTTGTTTCATTACATTTGCAATCGTAATTTTCAGCTATAAACTCTGCGAACTCTTTATATTCCTCTAGTTGAGAGGTGAGGGATTCTATCTCCTCGGCAATTTTCCATATAAAATCTTCAATGAAAGGAATCATCTTTTCGCCTTTTTCTATATGTACATCAATAGCTATCCTTAGCTTCTTTTCCATATTATTCATTCCCCCTCCAATAATTCTATTTTTCCTAGTGCCTTGCGGGCTTTTTTTCCACCTACTGAAACTTGTCCATTTTGGCCTATTAAATAATCGTCAACGGCTAGCTTATCTGGACTGACCCAGTTATTACCATCACTATAAAACTCTACCGCCTCCATAAGAATAGCGTTTTTCTTCTCAGCCTTATCTAGTTGAGAGGTGAGGGTGTTAACTTGTTCACACTTCTTCCAGTAATTACTAGCCGCTTCTAATGTCAGTTCATAACTTGCTAAATATTTCTCACTAAGCTTCTCTAGTTGGGATTGGAGTTGTTCTACAGCTTCCCATATATCAACCTCGCACCCATCATTTATGCAGATACTCGAACAAGAAAAATTGTGGTTATTACAAATTGTAATATTCTCACTCATTCCCCTTCCTCCTTATCTTTAAAGTATTCACTCGAACAGATACCGACTATAGTAAAAAGTATTCCTATTGCTCCGCATATCACTATTTCTTCTGTTGTAAATTCCATATCTCATTCCCCTGTCTCCTTATCATTAAAGTATTCACGGGCGGTTTCCCTTATAGTTAACCATGACCCTGCAAGCTCGCTCTCATAATAATCCACGTTTTCATTATACTCCTCTATAACCATCTCAGCCATGGCTAGTTGGGATTGAAGGCTAGTAATAATCTCTAAAACCTCTACCGATGCGCTAGTATTTTCTATATATCCTATATGTTTACCGCCTTTCATTATGCCTATAATGCCTTTCTCGGGTTTAACTATCTTGTATTCACTCATTCCCCCGTCTCCTCGTTTTGGGATAAAACCGATTTATCCTTGTTTTGGGATGATTTATTTTCTTTATCTTTAAAATATTCGAGGGCGTTATTAAGCGCCACCCAATCAGGGTTTGGCTCCTTTCCTAGCCCGAGCCTAGATGGTGTTTCAATATCTTCCATTAAGTCCCTTACAACCTTCTCAGCCATGGCGAGTTGGGATTGGAGTTGTTCACTACGATAGTTAGGGTAACTGCACTCATTAACCAGTTTGAGAATATCATCGACAATATCCGACAGGTTTAAAGCTGATTTTAATACCACCCCGTCGGTTGCCATATAGTCGGATAGTTTACAATCTAACTCACCATAATTTACCTCATTAAACTCACTCATTCCCCTGCCTCCAGTAGTTTTATTTTTTCTAGGGCTTCTGTTATTCTCGGGAAACTTTTCTTACCTCTAAATGGCTCCAGTGCTTCCATAAGAATAGCGTTTTTCTCAATGAGGTTTTCTATATCCTTAACGAACTCCAAATCATCTTTCGTTACACCAGATTCTTTTTTCTTCCAGTGGCACCATGCCTTTAGGTTATTCATTCCCCTGCCTCCTTTACGTTGCAGCCCCACTGGTTCTTACCTCTTAACCTTAATGTCTCTATGGCCTGTTCTTTTCTTTTAATCTCGGCGTCTACCAGTTCCGCTATGTAATGCTTTCTATGATAGACGGAATAATAATTATTTTCCCGAATCGATTTTAACTTCTTAAGTGTTGTGTATCTTAAATTCGTGTTCATAAAAACTCTCTAGTAAGCGGTACATTCTTTCCAAGTTCTATTTCCAATTATCCTCCTAATCGTTCGTTCACTAACGCCGTATATTAAAGCTATTTTCGGTAGCGATAATTTTTCTACGCTTCTAATTTTCCTTATCTCTCTAGCTTTTTCCAATGACAGTTTTACCTTCCCGTCATAATTCCTATTAGAGTTTTTCACGAGCCCCATACTTACGGCATGGTGAACATTTTCGTCATTTGTGCACCATTCTAGATTTAAAACATTATTATTAGTTTTGTCCGAATCTAAATGGTTTACCTGTGGTTTATTCCTAGGATTGTTTATAAAATACAGAGCCACAAGTCTGTGTATTTTATATCCTTTATATTTGCCATTTTTTCTACACAAGAGAATTTTGTAACCATCCTTATCTGTTGAGCCACCGAGTATCCGCTCCTTCCCAAACTTGATACTCTTAACCCTTCCTAAGTTAGATACCTGATAGTCGGGGTAATCTCCGATTATGACCCATTTTTCATGTTCTTGATGATTCACTTATCCCCTCCCATTAAATTGCGTTAGAATCAATCCTAGGCGCTCTCATGCCAATATTTATTACTGGCCTCAAGCCAGAAAAACCCTTTTTCCTTTAACGCGTCCCATAATCTATACTTCTCAACGAATCGCGTCAGACTTTCACCCTTTTCTAAATGATGCACTCGGCAAAGGCTCCAGAGGTTCCAGTGATTGTCGCGGGAATACTTTCCACCCATACCCAGTGGCAAGATATGGTCCCCCTCACCGTCGGCGTCGCATACAATGCAAGGGGCTTGATATTCTTTGGCGAGCTTTTTATTTCTCATGACTTTAACAATTCCCCGGCTAAGCGTTTAAGTTTTGACTCACAACTTAAGTTATCCTCTACAAAACAATCGACTATAAAATTATTTTTAAGAATATAGTTATCAACGTGCCGATGCTTTTTTGATAATTCTTTTCCTAGTAAGCCAATCTCTATCGCCGCCCTTTTTCTTATGGGCAAGGTTTCGATAGTTATGCCCGAGTCTCTAAATTTATCGAAATTGGTTTTTAACCCCTTAAGGTCTGAGTCAACCCATTTGAGATATTTTGTCTTAATAAAGTAATAATATAATTTATCCATTTAAGTTATCCCTCCCTTTAAAGTTCTTTTTAAATATGTCGAAAGTTATAGCAAGGTCCCCCGAATATGAGAGTGATTCCATATCGAATTGTAAAAAATACATCGTCTCTTCGATTGCGTAACCCCTATGTTTTAATATCCTAAGTGTCGGGTAATAATTACCATTAGTCTTGAATCTCTGGAGGACGTAAAAGAAGTGGGCCATATTAACCACCGAGCTACACCCCCTAATATCATTTTCAGTTATTAGCTTCCCAAAATTATCGTGAATATCTTTCCTGGTGTGGGCTACAAGTATTATTGCCAGGTCATGTTTAGCTGCTAGTTTTTTAAGACTAGTAATGAAAACACTTTGCTCTGAGATTTTCTTGTCCATATAAAAACGCGAGGTGGTTATATTATCAATGATTAATATTTTAGCCCCAGTTAATAAAACCCTTTCTACAATATCTCGCGCCGTACTATCTGGGTCATCAAGCTCACTTTCAATAATCAGTTTGCTTAAATCATCATCATCAACGCCGAGTCTCCCCATCCCCTCCTGAAGCTCAACAATACTCTCTTCTGATAGCCAGCAATAAACACTATCCTGATTAAGTCTTATGTAATCCGATATTAACGACCGGATAACTGTGGACTTACCGGAACCAGCGGTCCCCATAAATACGTGGAGGCATCCCGGTCTAAACCCCTTATGCGATTGGAGGAATCTAAAATTAGTCTTATGAGAAAAAGAAATTCTATTTTTCTTTAACGTGGTTAGACTTTCTTGGCTTATAACTCCCGTTTCAACTCTAGCCATTGGTCACCTTGGTATTTTCCCATACTTCCGGGGGTAGCTGACTTTTAAAGAAAGCATCTAGTCCTGATAGTTTTAATTTATCTGGATTTTTTGACCGCTTGAGCCATCCTGATAAGAAGCTGCCTATATTTTTCTTTCTAGGGGTCTGGCTTACTTCCCATGTATAAGCCGCGTCAATTTCTTCTTTTAAAAAATCAGAATTATATTCATCGAGTATTTTGGTTGCGGTGCGTTCAGTCACACTTCCGAGCCAGTCATTAAGCTCTGCGTCTAAGTCTAATATAGAAAAATAATTTGCTGCTGCTTTTATCTTATTCTTATTCTTTTTCTTATTCTCTTTCTTCTTTCTTCTTCTTAGCGCGGGTTGCTCGCGGTCTGGGCGCGCTTTTTTGAAGTCTCTTCCCATTAATTCTAATATGATAGAAGTTTTAATTTCCCAAAAATTATTTGAAAGTTTTTGAATTTCCAGTGAATTTCCGTCAAAATTTGCTGAAATTTCACTCAAAACTCTGGTAAAACTCTCCAGCTTTTTGTCATGTTTTATGTGGATTCTTGATTTTATCGTAGAAGTGGAAACCTTAAATAACACCGTGTCATCCTTAAATTCTTCACATAACAACTCCAATAATAACCAATACCGCATGGCGAAATCTAGCCCTTGCGATGCTATCATTTCAGAAATCATCGGGTTGGTGTAGGCGTTGGCGTAATGTTTAAACCACTTCATTAAGTCCCCATAAAAGAGCCCCACCCAGAGAACTTCCAAGATTCTGAGTGAGGCTTATTAAAATTCACAATAAGGCTGGAGGGCTTTTTTGTGATGTGTGTGTTTTTGGATTTTGGAAGTCCGAGGTTTTAATACTACCTAATGGAGAGATAGTATAGGCGCGGGGGGTTATTCCCCCTCCTCAGTTGCCCAGCCTAAATGTTTAAGCCTCTCGTTTCTTGCGCCGTGAATCTCACCTTTTATGAAGCCCTCAGTCTGGCCGTTGTTATATGCCTCTAGTCTTATGTCTTGTAAGAGGTGCATATATCTATCAACGTCTATCTGGTTTATATTCGGGAACCGTCTTTTGAGTTCATCTAACAGCTCCCGTTCTTTTATTCCAATCTCTTTGGGGTATTCGTTCATACTCCCTCCAGTTACTTTAATCCGTTTATCTTTTCTTCTATTCGCTTACGTTTCTTTTCTGCATCCTCCCAGATTGAGTAGTTTGCATACCAAAAAGCGTATAGCTTTCTAAATCCCTCCGTTGGTCCCCCGAGTTGGTCGAGGGAATATTTTTCATCTTCCGTGACGTTGATATGTATTAACGTTTTATATTTCTTTTTAGGCATTTTCTCTCCAGTATATTTAAAATTTCTAAAGCCCTCTTTTTGGTTTGGCACTTATAAATTAACTCACTCTTATTAATCTCATCCGTTGAGAATATTCTAAAATCGCGCTCTGAAAATTGTAATATTTTATATTTCATAAACCCTCCAAGCCCCGTAGGGCGGTTATTACTCAAAAATGTATCTCGAAACTTTTTCTTTAAACTCTACCTTTGCCTCGTCTAAAGATTCACAATAGACGCCATGAGCATAGCCACCAGTTTGCAAGTTCAGAGTGTGGACCACGTAAGGTGTGATATTATTCCATTCCCTAATTACGATTTTTAAGTTTTCTGTAACCTGTACTTCTTTGATGTGATTTTCCATAAACCCTCCACCGGTTTGTTTCTAAAATCAGTATAGCACATATATACACCTATATACTTTTATTATGTGAAGATTTGTTCACAATTGCTCTGTAAGTTGCCAATATTGCGTTAATGCTCGGGTCTAGCCATCTAATAATAGTGTATATACGATAATAAAATGATTAATTTATTTCTCGATTTAGACCCCTCACCCAAAAGACGCCCTCGATTTAGACGCCACGGCGCAAAGGTGTTCACTCACTCGGACCCTAAAGACATAGCCTTTAAAAAAGACGTGATTAGAT